CAAGAACGGAAATCTTAAGCGAGTAGCTGGAGTTTCTGATTCTGAATTTGATCGTAGACTTGAATGTCTGTGCACGAAATTGCGCAATCTTCTTTCTTTGAAAACTAGTTTTGAGAAGAAGTTGATTCAAGATAAATTCATGCGCTTACTTAAAGTTAAGAACGATTACATCACTATGAAAATTAGCAGTGGTGTGCGCAAAGCTCCTTTCACAATTGAATTGTGTGGAAAGAGTAGTCAAGGAAAGACTACTTGCGCTGATCAGCTTATTGATGCGCTTTTGACAAGTGCTGGTTATCCAACTGGCAAAGAATATCGCGCCTCATATAACGCTTCCGACAAGTATATGTCTACTTGGACATCGGATAAGTTGGTATTGACCGTTGATGACATGGCTAATGACAAGAGCAATTTTGTTGAAAGGCCTCCTACGAGAGTAATCATTGATGTATGCAACAACCAACCCTACTATGCCAATATGGCTGATTTAGATAGTAAGGGGAAAGTTTTTGTTGAACCAGCTATTTGTGTTATCAACACGAATGTTAAAAATCTCGATGCGTTCACGTATTCAAATTGTCCTTATTCGATTCAAAGACGAGCTGTAGCCGTGATCTCTGTTGTGGCCAAACCAGAATTTCAATTTATTGTTGATGGTAGACCCCAGGGAATAGATTCTACGAAAGTTGTGGAATTCTATAATCGCACTGGTCAAAATCCCACTTTTGATGATTTGTGGCTTTTAACTGTTGAAAAGGCTGTCCAACCAGATGACCTTAAAACTTTAGCAGATTACAAGCCAGTTTCATATCGTGGTAAACCACTAGTTGATGCACCTTTTCGACTAGTTGTTCAGTACTTGATAGATGAATTCACAGCACACAATATGGCACAAGACGATATTTTAGAACGTATGAAATCTCGATCGTCTCGTGTACATGTTTGTGGTGTTGATGGTTGTCGTCAGATTCAAGGATATTGCGATAAACACAAAATGGAGAAACAATTCGGAGAAAGCATTACAGAAGCTTATACTTCGGCCGTTGATATGGTCGTTAAAAGAGTTAAAAGAGATGTTTTTGGACTTGAAGCGACCATTGAGGGAGCTTGCGTGGTTGCCCTGATGGGCGCTGCCAAAGGATTTTACCATCATTGGGATTGGATATCTTGTATTCCAACTCCTTGGTTATCCAATGAGCGTGTCCTTCAAATGCTCATGTACATCAACAAAGATTCATTGAAACGACGTTATGCTGCATGGACATTGATACTATGGACCATCACTGGAGCTATTTTCTATGGTTTGATAGCAATTGAATCACAAATTTCTAGTCATGTACTATTTTGGCTACTTTTGTGTGTGCTAGGTTTTAGTCTAACCTTTCAAAAATATATGGTGAGTGTACTATTACTCGATTTCGAAACGAGATTGGTCGATCGTAACACTATTGATCCCATGTTCCGTGAATTCAGGGATTCTCATGTATCTAAGATATGCAAAGCTGTTGGTGTTGTTGGTGTTTTATACACTATATCACGGCTCTACAAATCCTGGAAATCTATGAAAATCCAAGGATCGCTCGAACCAACAACAAAAATTGAAGTTGAAGAACGAGACGCGGAAAAGAATATTTGGACTACGACATCTGTACGTCATTTGCCTGTACGGACTGATGCCAAATCGACCACTCCTACACAGTTAGCAGGTCTAGTTGCCAAGAATTTGGTATACGGTACTGTTACAGTTGGAGGAAAGAACTATATGGTCAATGGCCTTTTCATCAAGTCGAATGTAGTCATCATTCCTGATCACTATTTTATTGAAGATGACATCAGTGTTCTCTTTCGCAAAGAGAATCCTGAAAC